GGTGCTCCATCTTGTCCAGGTGCTCCATCTTGTCCAGGTGCTCCATCTTGTCCAGGTGCGCCATCTTGTCCAGGTGCTCCATCTTGTCCAGGTGCGCCAGGTGCTCCAATTAACGACTGTAGCCATTCTGCTTGTGTACCTACAAACCCACCTAATACAGCAAGTTCGTAAGCACTACGACCATCTAGGCCGTTTTCGCCTGTGTCACCTGTGTCACCTTTGTCACCACTATCGCCCTTGCTACCTTGCGGTCCAACAATAGGTCCAATGTTGTTCCACGCACCTTCTGTCAGGTTCCAGAACCATAAGTTGCCGCCACCTTCTGTAACAATCCAACCGTGCCCGGCACTTCCTGTTAGCGGTAAATCTGCTATTAATGCCTTAGTACCCTGTAGTGTTACACTAACACCTTGTGCTCCAGTATCGCCTTTGTCGCCTTTGGACCCATTAGTACCGTTAGTGCCATTAATACCATTTTGGCCCGGTGCTCCGTCTATACCATCGCGCCCAGGTGCGCCATCTGCGCCCGGTGCTCCGTCTTGTCCAGGTGCGCCATCTGCGCCCGGTGCTCCGTCTTGCCCAGGATTGCCTTGTGGTCCAACAACATAGCCAGCATCAATCACGGTGGCATCACTAAATGTTATTAGCAAATTACCTGTAGTCGCATCTGCAGATGTTATACCGGAGACATTTACAACATCGCCACCAACATTTAAATTACCATTGACGTAACTTACCAATGGGTTACCATCAAATGTAAGATTTCCGGTGGCGTCAAGACCGAGCGGAACAGTGTTAAGATAGATAGTTGCATTGCTGACCCATAGGTCTTTCCATTGGTGTGTTTCACTACCTAGAGAATAAACTGCATTTGCCGATGGGGTTATGTTGCTGTTAAGATTAACAAGATAACTTGCTACGTTACTGTTGCTGTAAGTGCTGGGGATACTAATGTTAGCAATAGAATTATTAACATAGGTAATTGTGGCATACGAGCTCAAATCTACGTTGCCCAACGCGGCATTTGCTATAGTATCTGTAACCCAATCTTGGCTGGCAATCACAGTACCGCCGGCATTAATGCCATCGTGTATTCTGACACTGTGCGGACCAAGTCCAATCAAGCCAGTGTCGTGGGTTAATTCGCTTCTTGTTCCGGTATAAGTGCTACTAATTGTGGTATTGCCACGTTTTAGTAATATTTGCGTGACTCTTGTGTTTGCTACAGTCATTAGATTACTCCGCCATCAACAACGCTTTGACTAATGTCAGGAGCAGGTGCTTGATCAGACCAATAGCCTGGTAACACTACCAGATCCAATGGGGCGCCGTAATTATCGTCAATGTACAAAGGTTTTTTAGCACCTGTGTCAATATTTTCAATACTAAATGTCAATTGATATAGTCTTTGTTCTAGATCATCAATTACTGCTTTTTCAATTGTAAATGTTCCATTGCCTGTTGTATAATCTGTAAAATTTACATCATATTTTACAATGGTCAGGTGATTGACTGGGTCCTGTATGGCCGCTTCAACATAGTAAGATGGAGTTTGCGGGCTAACTCCATTGCTGATATCAACTTTTTTCTGCTCTTGATTACGTAGCAGTACTTGGACAGGATTATCAATCCCTTGGTAAACTTTTATGGGGCGGCTATACACGATTCTATTCCTCACAGTAAAAATGTCAGGATCAAAAACTTGGACCTGGACAGAATTTGGATATAAATATGCTTTGACAGTTATCATTTTTGGATTGTCTTAATAACATATTTAGTGGAAACTGTGGAAGAACATTACAAGCAATTACTAAACAAATACCCTTTCATAAGCTATATAACCTATGGTGGAAATGATTACATTGGTATTATTCAAAACGTAGATAACTTCATAACCACCATTTATGATTATGGCGCACTAAAAACAGCTGATCAAAAGTTAAAATTTTTAGAGCAAGGGGATCTTTGGTGGTGGGAAAGCAACAGATTGATCCCAATCAATGTTTTTTTAAAAGACAGTTGGACAGAATTTAAATTTTGTATCAAAACCATGAACACCAAGGACGTGGAAATTAAATTCGGCCCTTATGTTAGTCTGCGTGAAATTGCTCAAAAACGCAGTAAAAGACGCAGTATTACACTGGTCAGAAAAGTTATCAGCTGAACCCGTAGCTGACTTGTTCACAAATTAAATTCATGTGAACTACCACAAGATGTGCATAAGCAATTGCATGGCTTTTCTTAAAATAATAGCTGTCGTCTGTGGGTCTTTCCCAAACAGACTCTGCTACTTCTTTCCAAGTTTTACCAATCAAATGACGTTTGGCTGGCCTGATTATGCTTAACAGCATGGCCAAGCGGGGAATACTATCCACCGGCTCGGGCATCTTTATCAGCGTATCGTAGTGGTTGCTTATGTGAGTTAACTGAGCACAAAATTCTCTTTGATACAACAAATCCCACAAGGGCTCGTGTGACAGCAGTTGATCCAAATGTTCGTTTGACCTTACTTGATTGTACACCCCAACGTTAAGAAAATCTAGTTTAACATATCCTCTATCAGTTGCTTGATCGTGGTCCAAGCTGGCTATACCAGTCATTGGATCTGTTGGTATGTCTGTAAAATACACGCCAGTATTATGTTTGATCAATTTACCATCACGTATAATGCCTGCAGGATGATGCTGTAACAAATTTAATATTTGTTGTCGGTCACCAAAATCAATGTCAATGTCGCTGTTAAAATTCATGTTGTCTGGTACTTTAAAGTGAACCAAGTGGCTAGTTCTTCTCGGTAAAAAATAAAAACTGTCTGACGTTCTCTAATAGGCTCGGATCTAAACCCATCCCACACTTCTTTGTGATATGCAAAATCAAAGTCTTGACCTTGTTTGAGACCAATGGATCTTAATTCTTGTACTATTTCTAAAACTTCAGTCGGCTGTTTATACATGATATTTACTTCGATCACAAGCCGGCCTTTGTTAATATATCTTTGACCCATTCGGTATCGGCCAAATAATCTTTAAACTTACGTTGCCAATGGTCTGGCTCAATCCATGGCAGTATCATGGTTATCTGTCCATCATCCAGTCCATCCAAGAACTCAACTCCGGTATCACAGTTAAACACAATCCATGGGCTTACACGCCCGGTCACAATGTGATGACATATCCTATTGTTGTTGCCGTATTTAAAGTAATCTTTAAAGCCATTGTTGAGTTCGGGGTGTGCATCTGCGTATAGTTGCATCTCATTTAGGCCTCGCTCCAGGGCATCTTGGACAGCTTCTTTTTTAAGATATTCCAATAACCATTGTTCATACAAACTGTCTTTGCACCAAAAGTCTAATTTTTTATTATTCTTTAAAAGCCAATCAAGATAACTGGAAAAATTTACTACTCTGACATCCTGAGCATATCTTCCAAACTTGACAAAGGCACTATAGTAAGGACTGCTTGCAAAGTCTGCGTAAGATTTTAATTTGGCACTGCCTTGTGAAAATTCATAAAATCGCAGATAGGATTTGAGCCCTAACTGCACTCCTGTGTCTTTTTCTTGCTGCCAGCGGCGTTTGTTTTCACACAAATGTGCCGTGAGAGTAGATTCCTTGCGAAACTCTTTTTCGCAATAGCGACATTTATAGCTCTGCTTTAATTCGCTTGTCGTCCCATCCATATTTCTTGGCCAGTTGTTTTAAGTCGTCTTTTGTATTAATTGATAACATTAAATTAATTTCGTCATCTCTAAAATGCGGATACATCTCTCTAAGAAACTTTGCACTTTTACTTTCCGATGATTCTTTTTTCTTTAATGAAATCCACTTGTGATACTGTTTACCCATTCCAGGGCTTACAGTAGTTGCCAGCAACCACTGTAACTTTTTATGTTCTTTTGTGCTGATTTCAAAAAAATCCCTGTTTAGTCTTTCATTGGCGCTGATTAGATAGTAGCTTTCCAATTCCGGACTACCTTGTACACTACTGCCCCAACGTATCATTAAGAATGGGCTAAACTTTTTCTTTTCTTCGTTGGTAAGACTGTCATAGAAGTCTCTTTCCTTTCGATCAAAGGCCAACATTTCATTGGCAATACTTAATTTATCTACTGTCATTTTTTAACACTCAAATAATAAAACATTATAACACGATCTAGCTCTGCTTGTAAAGCAGGATCGGTCCTGGCCGCACGGCGTATGTTTCCCCATAGTTTATTTTCTGCAATGTGTACGTGCAACGGGCGACCGTCTTCGGTCCTTGGGTCTGGCTTGCTATGTCCTACTAGTTCTCTTTCTCTAGGATCTTGTCCTATGTTTCTGGAATATACTGTGTTCCCTCCGTCGGGACTTTCAAATATTTTGTTCATTAAAAATCTCTACCGGTATTGCTATTATATCTTTTAGCTGTTCAGTGTACTGCGACCAATGAGATTGTATAAATGATTTATCTAATCCACCAATTGCTGTAAACAATTTATAATTTAATTGGTCAAAGAAGTTAAAAAATTCTTCTGCTGTGTACCCATGTGCCTTTGTACCAATGTCGCCACAAAATTCAAAAATAACAATTGGCCTATCCTGTTTTAAAATCTGCCGGGCGCCTTGCAATATTGGGAAGTCACTGCTTTCTGCATCAACTTTGATTAACTTAACAGGCAATGAGTTAGATTCAAATTCATTGTCAAGCACAATTGGTTTTATCATTGATGATTGCATGCCAGTCAAACTGGCCGCTTGCTGTTTATCAGATAGCAAAGGACTTAGTCCAATAAATCCATATCCGGGCAAATGTTCGCCGCTGTAATATTTTTGTGATTCTGTATTTTTATAACAGGCAACATTGTGTATTAAAACATTTTTTGCGTCAGAGAATCTGCGTTGACAAATTTCAAATGCATGCAGGTCTGGTTCAAATCCAAAAACAAATCCTGATTGATTTGCCAAACTCATTGTGGCAACGGTATCGCCTTTGCTGGTGCCTATATCAATCCAATTGGATTGGCCAGGGTAAACTTGTTTTACCCACTGACAAAACTCCACGAACCAAAGATTAAAATCTCTTTGGTTGCGTTGTTCCTTGTTCATCCATGTTACCATACTTTACTGTAATCGACTACTTCGCTTTGCCTGTTAACATCATTGACAAAAAATGCACACAGTGGTTTGTCAATTCCTTTTTCAAGCGGCACTGCCAAAAACTGTCCAGGTTTGAGTTTGGGAAAATACCATTTAACATCTTGATAAATGTCAACTATTTCAATTGGAAAAAACTCTGGCCTAAAAGAGCCAATGGGATTAAAAGCAAACACACTGAACCCACGATCATTGATACTGGTTAGCGGTACCATTTCCAAGTCGCCCATGTCCTTCTCACCAATTAAAACATGCCAATCCACAGGCATCTTAATTATTTGATTACCGATCTTTAATACAAGTGCAGGGCTGTTAAAACTTTCTAAAAAGATTAAAGGAATAAAAAAATAATCTGGGTTCTTGGGATCGCTGTTGTCTAATACACAAAATCGTAAGTCGTCGACTTCGTCTGGTATCTCATTCATTTCGTATGCTTTGTTTTCTACTGTCAATATTCTCATTTTAGTTTATCCATTCTTTATTCATATCTTTTAACACGCAAGCAACATTGCCATGTGTCTATACTTGTGATACCACACTCTTTATAACCATTTTAAACTAAAGAATGTGGCATCTTCTGCATGTTCAAACACAAATGTACACCTATTGTGTTCATATGGTCTTTTAATATTTTGTTCGCACCAATGCATGATATCAACCAGCCGCTTGGGTCGATCACTGAATTGACTTAATACTACTTTGTGCCAACCTATTTGAGTCAACATGTCAAACAATATATAAGCGTCAATTTCTGAACACATCTGTTTGGCATGAGTATTTAAGATCTCATCTTCTAAGTCTATTGTTACTTCCATTCAATTTTTTCCACTGTAAAGGGATAATTCGCTTCCTTGTAAAAGGCTTTACGTTTAGTAAGGTGACGCTTTGCAAACTTACACGTCGATGTGATGTCCCAGATTTGTACGAAGTCTTTGTCTTCTGCTTTTCTAATGCCTCGCCCAATACTTTGTATAACCCTTGTAAAGCTCTTTCCGGGTTCCAGAAGAACCAGATTAAAAATCCTAGGGATATTAATACCCACAGCGGCCACACCATAAGTCGCCACAATAATCTTTTTACTAGATGTTGCAACATCGTCATATTCTTCCTTGCGTTCGTTAGCCTTCATGTTTCCTGAAATAAATGCCACGTCTGGTTTATCTTTTAGTAAGCTAAAAAGATTACTCAATTCTATTTGTAGCATCTTGCCTGTTTCAATCCTGTCTACCAATACCAATGTGTTTCCGCCTTCTTTGATTTTTTCTATCAGACGAGCCAAATATGCCACACGCTCTGATGCTGTGACCAAATATTTTAGTTCACTTTGGTAATCTTTGTATTCAACATAGTCTTGCAATTGTACTACATTTACATGGCATTGTGCAAGATGTCCTGCATCCTGTAGATCACTGGCCGCTAGTTTTCCAACAATTGGACCAAGGCTAGAAAAAATACTGACCTGTGCATAATCTTCTTTGGGTATGGTTCCAGTCAATCCCCAGCGTATAGGAATCTGAGCAAATGCTCCAGTCAATAAAGATTTAAGTGCATCGGCCTTGGCCATATGAACTTCGTCCACCATTACCAACACCACACCTTCAATAAACTCACCAATGGTACATTCTGCTGTGCCATTTTGTGTGTTTTTTAATAGCACGTTCAAACTTTGCCAGGTACAAATAGTATGTGTCTTTCCCCACTCCTTGCGGTCTCCAAAGTACACACCCACGTTTAATCCCAAATTACGATAGTCTGCTTCTGTTTGCTTGACAAGATCTTTGTTTGGAACAATAACAATGCTACGTCCATATCTTTCAGCCATTGTACTCAGTGCCGCGGTCATAATTGTTTTGCCAGCACCGGTAGCCACTTCTTGCACACTTTGCGGATTTTGCAAAAAGCCATTAACTATTTCAACTTGGTAGTCGCGCAACATGATAGGTTCACCGGCTTTGGGATGCCCAACTGGCCAGGTACGGTCTGCAAAGGTATCTTCTGTAATTGGTTCCCATTCAAATTTATTAGAATAGTCTCTGAGGTCAGCAACCTCAACATCATACCCTTCGCTGTCTAAAAAAGGAATAATCTCTGGCAGTAGATTGATGTAGGTACTGCCGCCAAGTTGGAAGAAGGATACTTTTCCATCCCACCTTCCTAGTCTGACTGCTGGCAAATACCGTGCGCCAGGGATTTCGTATTTAAATTTATCAACTAGCTTTTTTCTAGTTGCCAAATCCAAACCTTCACACTTGACGTTTACTTCGTCTTTAATAATTAATTTACATAACATGTTATTTCTTTTTGCTATACACTTCGTGACAACTATACACTATTCTCTCGGCCTTTTGCAACCATAGACTTTTATCTCCGCCATAAATTAATCCAGCAAATGTAATTAACATGGGTATTTGTTTAGGAGTCTGCTTGGTCAGCTTGTGAGTAAAAATTACTTTTACATCGTCTGGGACATTGTCTACTAGTTTGTTGTTTCCCAATTTGAATATTTCTGACGCTGTAAAGTACTTACTCACCAGTTCTTCAATCTTGGAATGTTTTATATCAACCAAATTTGGTTGATAGATGTAGATAGGATATCTATTTGTAGTACGTGCATACTCAAATACTGGACTCAATTCTTCTAAGTCTGTACCTATTTTTATTTCTTTTACTTGAAAAAACTTTTTAATACTGCTGTCTGTGACCAATTGATCTAACAAAGAATCGTCAACTGTGTAGCATAAATTGACACTGGCATCCACTAGTGCAATGCCATCGTTGAACCCAACGTGAGTGTCGACATATTCTATTAGATTTTTTTCAGCATTAATTATAGTGTAGGTATCGTTTTCTTTTGTCAACTTGATTTCAAAATTATTTTTTTCTGCTTCAAGTATCTTGTCCATGAGAATTTGCACACTTGGATCAATTTGAAATTTCTGCGTTTCTGCAAAGGTATAAGCCCAGTTAACATTGGCCTCAGTTAAATTAAACACCCATAGTCTCAAATCTCGGTTGAACTCAACATGACCTTGTCCTTCGTTGACCCAACCACGCAATTGAGTGATACGCTCTGCATTGTAGGGAAACTTCATGTAAAGATAATTGCCTTCTACCCAGACTTTTTCTTCTCTATCAATTTTACGCAACGAGCGTCTAAAAGATGGATTGGTTTCTATTGGGGCAATGTCCACTCCGTGTTGCGCCAATTGCTTTTTATATTTAATAATTATTTTGCAAGCCAATGGCCCTTGCCCATCACTAAGTGGGTGTCCGGTTGCCGTGGTTTCGGCCATTTTGCCAACTACACTGACATCATACCTGGCCAAGTTTATCGAAGGGTCTGGCATAAAAAGATATTGTTTAGCCTGCCCATTGAAGTCTTTGTACCCGGCAATGATCTCAAGGTAGTCTTCAACTGTTGGAAATTGTTTCATTGTGTTATTTTAACACAATGTAGATTGCATAGTCAAAAAAAAGCCCTCCAAAGAGGGCTAAAAATTTGATTGCTTTAGGAGCTAGAAAAAAAGCAATCAAATTGTATCTTATCGGAAGAGGACTTATTGACATTGCCTCTTACGCACACTGCAGGGGTTAACTTACGACCATTTCCTCAACGGTAAAACCTTGCTGTCTCTGTTCATCTGCTTCGTCTGCGGTATCCACAGTAAACAAAAACAAATCACCATCATAAATCTTGTACATGTCAATCCTTGTTAACTATATTGGGTTTAAACAACAAACTGGTCAGGAAAGAGATGCCCCAGGCCTGCAACCAAGTGATTTCTTTGACCACTGTAACTGCATCAACCAAACACCCGTTCCACAACAAGTAAACAGGCAAAGAAAACAAAAAGCTCAGCAGTACAAAAAACCCAATACCAGCACCTACCAAAACAAGTTTATTCATTTTAAGCACTCCGGTTAATCTAACATCAAGATAAAAAATGCCAATAACACTGCCAGGATTGGGTGTCCTACTAGAATCAACAGTATGACACCCAACCAAGCCATATCAGGCACTCCGCATGCAAGTTGTCTCAGCCATACGCTTCCAGTTTAACGGAAAGCTCTTACGCAAGTCTGCAATCTTGAGCGCCATACGCAAGCTCATTTCACGCAACTTGTTCTTGTTGGTGTCCATAAACCCAATAATCTCGTCTTGCACACACTCGTCGAAGTCGTAGTCTGCAAACAAAACGCCGTCCTTGGCAATTTGCTTGATACGCAGGATCTTGTCACGCATGGTGTCCAAGGTCAAGTCCAAGTAGTGGCAACGACTTTGCAAGGCATCCAAGTGGTCACGCAACTTCTGGCTCTTCATTGTGTCGAACTTCAAGTTGGTGATAAAGATAACACTACCCTTGAACTCGAAGCTGTCTGGGATACCTTCACGGCGCAGAGCACTTGACTCCGACAACCATGAAATCTTACGCTTCTTGCCGCTGTCAAGAGCACCTTTCAGCAAGTTCAAGCAGACATCGTCCAACAAGATCGAATCGCAGTCGTCAAACACCAGTACACAGTTAGGGTCACTGTATTTGTACAAGGCTTGGTACAGGCCAATTGGCGTGGCACTGCCTTTGACAACTTCGGCACGAAGTTTGCGTCCAGCAATCTGATCAAACAGTGTGGCCTTCTCAACTTCTTGTTCTACACCAAAGCTCTTGCCTACGCCAGGTGGGCCGCTCACAATCATAGCACGGATGTCACCGGAAGTGGCCGCTTTGGTCATCTCATGCAAGATTTCAAAACGCTCACGAATACGAGTCATTGCTTCTTCGTCAGTTTCAATTGTTTGTTCAACTGTATCTTCAATCACAGGTGCCTCTCCATTTACAAATTCATAAGCCGACACGCTGTCGACGTTGACACGGATAGTATCAGGGAAGCCTGGAAACTGTCCACCATTTTTAACTGTTACAAACTGACTTTTGGCAGTAGATTGGTACTGCTGAACCAGTTCAAAAACCATACCGGAAACATCTTTGTTGCGATAGTTACCGTTTTTAATACGAACGAATGCTTGTGACATTTATCTAGCTCCTATTTGTTAACCGAACAACTCTATTGTAAATTATTCGGATTTTTGCGTCAACCGTTTTATTGCACATCTAGTTAGCGGCTTTTTTTAGTGCTCTTCTAACTAACAATAACTCTATTATACATTTAATGGGGTTTTTGGGCAACCATGTACTAAAGTGTTACTTTTTTGCAACACCGTAAAAAATGCACAAAAAACAGGCAATTTCTACAGTGCCTATAGTGTAAATTAAATGGGAATTATTGTCAAGTTTAACGAATGTGTAACTGTATACAATAACGCTCTTTTTTGCTGGTATTCAACATGCTATGGAGCACGGTGCTTCTAATCAGCGTTGGACCAGTGTATTGATGTTGCCAAATTGGCAAATGCCGGTATGGCATATGAAAGGTAAGTTTACCTTTGTTATCACCTAGCGGAATTAATAAAGCTACGGAACGACCTAAATCATAATGAGGTTTAGCAAAGCCCCCTGGGCCAGTTTTACTAACAAGACTTTTTTCTGGGTCAAAGTCAACTTGGCTTAGATCTATGTAAGGCTTTAATTTTTCTTCTACCTGTGTCCAGCGTTTTGCATAATACCCGCCTTCGCTGACACGCCCAATTTGCAAACTGCTGTTTTCTGTATCGAGACTAAACCCAACCCAGCCACGCAATTCGTTTGACAAAACTTTTATTATTGCCTGTTCGTCTATGTCAAGTTTTATTGTTTTGTATAACAGCATCAGTCTAAGAATTTAATAAATTGAGTGTCTCGTTCAGTTAAAAATTGATTTTCAGCTTTTTCTGCATCTTTATATCCCAATGCCATTCCACAGACAATAGTTTCTGTAGGTTCAAATTTGCAATGCCGGGCTACAAGATCTTCAAACAAAATAAAAGCGCCAATTGGGCAAGTATCTAAATTATATTCCTTGGCCAACAACATGACCGATTGCAAATACATGCCATAGTCTAGCCAACTGCCTTGTTGCATTCTACGATCTATAGAAAAAATTAATCCAACAGGTGCACCAAAAAAATCATAATTTTTATTCATTTGTTGACGTCGACCATCAACATCTCGGCGAGCAATACCTAAACTGTCGTACAACTGTTGCCCAACCCAGTCCCTACGATCAACCCAAGGACTAAATCTTTCCAACGGATAGTATTCATATGCCCCTGTACGTTTGGCTTTTGGGTTTAGTGTAAGTTCGCCTACAATTGACTGACTTAGTTGTTGTTTGGCGTTACCAGTTAATACTCTAACTTGCCAAGGTTGTGTATTACCTTGGCTGGGTGCTCGTGCGGCACTTTCTAATATGTTTGATACTGTTTTTAAATCAGGTGCCAGGTCTAGAAATGCTCGTATGCTCTGTCTAGACGTCACTGCGTCAACTACATTCATTCGTGTGCTTTGGTGCGTTTGACTGTTTTCTTTTTGGCCTTGACTGGATCAAACTCGTTGCCTAGGTAATATGTGGCAATCCATTGATACATTTGTGATGGCAGGTCAAGGTAACCATCTTCTAAATAAAAACGATAAGGACTATGGGTCCAAGAATTTGTTTTTAGAAAAGTAAAAAAGATTTGTCTATGTTCAGGTTTAGAAACATCGAACCTGACCACAGGCCTGCTTTTGAGACTAAGCATTGTTGACATTTAGATTTCTCCGATATAAAAGTTCATACTATAATACTTTTCCTATTTATTGTCAAAATCTTAATAAGACTGTTTCAATTGTGGATAAAAACGGGTTATTTTCATTTCGAAACCATTCTACTAATACAGTGCAAAATTCTGTATCTTTATTTGCCCGAATTCCTTGACAACAACGTTCAGTCCAATCCAAATTTTGCATTCTATAGGATGCTTCAAATATAACATGGTGTGCTTTGTCTTTGTTTAGGCTTGCCCAAGGCATATATTCAATAAATTTTTCTACTGTACTTTTTGGTGCAAGTCTAATCACATTCCATGGTCCATGGAAACCCCAGGCGTCTGGTTCCCATTGTCCTAGCTCATAACTAAATTCCTTGGCCAAGGACGGATCTGGCCATCGACATTTATACTTAGATGCCAGTAGATCTTTGTACCTGATGCACATTAGATTATCTTCTTGTGTGCCGTCTGGGGTGTTATCGTAGTATGCGGCTTTGGGATCTATTAGATCTTCTGAGTGCAATGCATCTAATAATCGACGACTACGCAGACTAAAGCCACCATTGCCAACTTGATAACCTTGCGGATGCCAAGGCCAAAATGCACCAATGTAATCATAGAATAAAAAAGCATCTGTCCAGCGTTTTGGGTTATAAATCATGCTGTCCCATTGCATTATTAACACATGATCGGTGTTGATATGCGGTGCAAGGGTTTTGGCCACAATGTTATTGTAGTCGGGCATTTTGAATTCTTTATCAATTTTTTCATGACGTGCGCCTGACACCAAATCATCCCGGTCACTGAAAACTAATACGTCTGCAAACTCCATGTGATTAAGACATTGTTGAATTGCTTCCTGGGCCAATTCATAGTTTCTATTTTCTACGCAGACTAACGTAATATTTTTTTTAGGAATCAATGCATTTCTCCAGTTCTGTTAAAATTGCCGACACGTCAAACAGTTTGTTGCATCTAAAATCTCCGTGTTTGCATGACATCTCTGCAATTGGTCGAGGCAGAGCTGTATAACAGCCCACGCAATCGATGTCTGGATGAATTATCACTGTTTTATAAGTTTGTGTATTGTATCTGTGAGGAGCAATATTTTCCTGCTTTAAATGAGTCAGCAGTCCAATGATGTTGGTATCTGTGGCCCCAGCAATGTGGAATGGTGCGCTGTCTGTGCCAATAAATGCCTTGGCTCCTTCAAGCAATACTTTGGTACCGGCCAAACTAAACTGACTCAAGGCAATGACCAAGTTTGGGTGGCCATCTAGCCATTGGTCAACACCTGTACCAACTTGTACAATTTTAAGATCGGGCCATCGCTCTACAATCTTTTCACATAGCTCAATCCAGGTATTGATATCAATGTTCTTGTTTAACCAAGCCCAGTTTCTCAAATGTACAACAATATAAGGGCTGTCGCCCACAAGAGTTTTTATCTTGGATTTGGCTTCTTGCTCGTCTTGGTCGGATGCAAAAATTTCTAATGTTTTATCAATGTTGGCATGCCCGAGTGCATAGCAGGCATACGAGTCTACAAAATAATTTTCTGGGTTACTTTCGTATGTGGTATCCAAATTGATCATTACATCAAATTTGATATGAGTAGGAACTTCCCCAACCATGAAGGCCTGTTTTACATAAGGATTGTTTCTGAATACTTCGGGTACCCTGGTACTAACATATACATCAGCTAGTCCATTATATTGTTGATGTAATTGGCGCACAATCGGGGTGGTCATGATTACATCGCCCAAAGCTGATGCTCTGTGCAAAAGTATGTTGATTCTTTTTTCTATTTTCATTTTAATCGTTGATAAATCTAGCGTTAGGTCCAAGGTTGCCCTGTACCCCAACTGTGTCTAATTCTAATATTTTATTAGGATCCAAATATTTAAACAAGCAATGTTCAATATCCACATAGCCGCCAGCGGCAACTCGTTCGCCCATAAATTTTAACATTTCATAATAGGTCTTGATTATTTCATCAATTTCATGTGCTGGAAAACTCCAGAGTCTGCTCATGTACTGTTCGGCCACTTGCGTAACAGCAAAATCAAATTGACTTTTTTGTCTATGTTTAATAACAATTCTATTAGAAAGCCCAACTTGTTCATAATAATCTATTTTGAAATTATCATTCAGCTGATATCGACCCGAGATTTTAAATACTCGGTCGATGCCTTCTAGTAAGTTGTTGTCTTTGAGTTGTTTCAGCGCGGCCGCGAAGCACATCATTTCTGTACTGCTTTTGACCACATCCCAACTTGGGTTTTCGTAGATTTTTTTAACTTTGTCGTTGTTGGTAAAATCAAACAAGAAGTCAACACGATCATTGAATACTGCTTTTTGTTCGTCAGTAAGTGGCTCGCCGGCCATCTCCATGAGAAAAATAACAGCGTCCGGCACACGCTCAAGTATGCTGTCAATGGTTGCAACTGTTTGTTGTAAACGTTGTTCAGTGTTAAAAACACCAAACTTTGTGTTTAGCGCACTGGTTATAATAAATGCATGTTTTTTCATAGTTAGTTCTGCCACTGAGGTTTAGGTGTTGGCAAATAATTATATACTGTAGGAAATTCGCCTTGTAGAGTTAGATCTTTATATACAGACGCACTGGTTGGAAAATAGCTATCAAATGTAACTGGAACAAATTGCTTGTGTTCAACAGTGTTCCAACCTCGTCCTAGTTGAATACTTTTTTCAACATTGATGTTGTCTAACACTTCATTTTTGTTTAATTCCATGTGACTAAAATTGACAATTTTGTTTTTAATAAAGTCTGCCGACCCAAGATAGGTAAAATGCCAGCCACTGTGTTCGATTACTTCAAGTCGGTTGGTGCGTAATGCATAGCCGTAGTCCATGCTTTGTTTGCGTAATAATCTCAACTCCTCGGGACTATTTAGAAACTGACGCCTACAGCCAGTGGCCCATATGAAATAAGATTCTGGTTCGTTTATCAAAAGATAGTTGAACCTTAAATTGAAGTAGGGCATGCGAAACAGATAATAATCAACTGGATCTTGCCTAATGTAATCTAGAACCGAGCCACGTATGATTTCGTCTACGTCACTGATTAATATTAAATCGTTTGGGTCAGCCCCAATTAAACCTTTTAAAATATCATTTCTTTGTGCAGTTTCATTGATCCAAGGATTGTGATCTTGTGGTAGCGTTGTTACAACATGTATCACCTTGTCCAGATATTTTTTATATCTGTCTTTGTTTTCTTCAAAGAATAAAGGCTTTATGTTGTTTTGAAAGGTAGTGGTAGCTTCTACAATTACAAAAAAATCCACATGGTCGTACATCTCTGCGAAACGTATATCTAATAGTTCCAATTCATTATAAAATGTAAAACAATCATAGATTTTCATGTTATGGTTTAACACCTTCAATTGTCATTGATTCCAATTGCAGAAAGTGCGGAGGCATGCGCTGAGGGATTTCTAAATTTTTTAAATTTTCATCCTTGCTTTCTGTAATCTTAAATGCTTCCAGCTGGTTAAAGCCAACGGAATCTAACGTCTTGGCCAACACTCCTCGGCTATAGATAAACTTATGACCCCAATCTCTAACATAGTTATTGATTACAAACACAGCATCTGCATAAGGAGCCCAGTCCAGTTGTGAGCTGGCCCAATTTACATAACTAGTTTCCATTGCACCAGGCGACTTGTGTAACTTAATTAAAAATTCTATATCAGGACAAGTAATTCTGATTCTTCCACCGGGTTTAAGAACGCGAAAACATTCCTGTAACATTTTCTGACCTTCTTGGTAGGTCATATGCTCAATCATGTGCTCTGAAAAAACATAGTCAAACGTATTGTCCGCAAAAGGAAAGCCCGAAGTTGCATCCAAACGATACACTTCGGGCTTGTGTGGTTCAATGTCAGTATTAAGCCAGCCCGACAAAACATTGCCGCCGGCCCCTAATTGTAATTTTTTTACACTATGGGTATTTAAGTAGTCTTGCATTTGATTACAGTTACTCAGCTGTTACCTTTTCACCAAGGTATTGTTTTATAACACGCAATAATTTTCTTTCAGTATCATAGACAAATTCTTTAGAATCGTCTTCAAAATGTATAACTAAAATGAAACCGTTTGCGGCTTTTCGAACTTCAAGTGATTCAAACATAATATACTCCTTAGGGGGTTAAGAAGTATATTATAACTAAAAATTATGTCAATGTCAAATTAAACTTTTTTCGAATTGATGTATTCTTGACTGTAAGGATATTTGACTATACCAGCACCGGTGCTAAACTCAGCCTGGGCAGTTGAGAACATATCGCCTAAATCAACTTCAATTATGTCGCCTGGGGTCATGATGATTGCGTCAAATCCCGAACCAGTGGACGATTCTGTTGCGCCATTTCTTAAAATAGAATTCCATTTAGAAGTTGCAAATTCGGAATCCGTTTCGAACAGTTGACTGTTTGCTGAATAATACTCTTTAAAAGCGCCTGCAACAAATGCCTTTAGATCAGCAATGTCAGACAAGGCAAGAGCAGAATTCAAACTGGATACAAAACCACCATCTAACAACGAAGCATAACTACCGTACCAGGACTTGTCGCTGTCGGGAACAATTTTTTTATGATTGCTCAGTTCGATGTTTTGTACTACAACACAAACATCACTGGTATTAGTAATGGTCAATTTGTTCGACTGCGTTTTGTCAATTCCTGCTACTATTGCTAAACTGTTTGTATTTTTACTAAAGTTGGTAACGCCGTCGCTATCAACAGTTCGTACGCAGTCAATATCACCTAAAGTCGATGAAGAATTGTTGTTTAACGCTACTGTTATTTCTCCTGATCCCAAATTGTCAAGCACTGCGGTATTGACCGTAACACGGTAAATGTTGTCATTCTTGAGTAGATCTGTTATTGTAAAAGCCATTGTATGGTTCTCCTGATACTAGTATTTATACCAAATGTGTAACTTCCACACCGGCTTTTTCTAAAAATGTAACACCAGATTGATCCCTGTACTGATGTCTATAATATACACTGTTTATTCCGCTTTGATATATTAGCTTTGCACAGTCCATACATGGTGCATGGGTAATAAACATAGTTGCACCTTCACCGGACTCGCTACTACGTGCAAGTTTCGCAATGGCATTGGTTTCTGCGTGAAGCACCTCTGGTTTAGTTTTTAACCCGTATCGAACATTGCGCCCTGCTTCTTCGTGCCATTCTTCGTAAGGGTACTTGGCATCAAATTCGTCTGGATCAAGCCAACCGCCTGCTCCCGAATCCCATGTCTTGTCTTCGCAGTTGTTATCCCAACCGGCAGGCATACCGTTATAGCCAATCGAGATGATGCGATCGTCTTTTACAACGATAGCACCTACATGTAGGCGACGGGCATGGCTTAGTTCAGCAAATACTTCTGCTGTGTCCATGTACGCATTAATAAATTTTTGTTTCATTGACGCCTTAATGTTTGGAGCGGGAAACGAGGCTCGAACTCGCGACCTCAACCTTGGCAAGGTTGCGCTCTACCAACTGAGCTAATCCCGCAAAAGAACTTGATTGTTAGTGTATTTACAATTATAATATAAATAGATAAAAATTCAAGAGATTTTATATGATCATTTCAAATCGAAGCACAACATTTAAACCATCATGGCTAGACGTCCTACACCAGGACCCGGTACACCCTGCCGACGAGATAAAAACTATCGAACGTAGAGTAAAAAATGATCGTATAGTCTACACCATGCTGAATGGTGACCAGCCCGAAGTATTCTTACAGGTTGCACTGTGCAAACAGGCCCCAACTAGTGCAGATCAACTTTGGGACGATGAAGTTAGCAATGGCCCATATGAGTTTGCTGTATTTTATAGTATTTTTAGACTACCAGAAGCAGTTGGTAGCAAAGGTGCTACACAAAAACTTTTATTTGGTGCTGTTAAAGATATCAAAAGACAGTATCCCGAGATTAATAAATTTATTACTCTAAGTCCTATTCCCAGTTTGACCAAAAGTCAAATTCTACCCGAACAAGATGCCATATGGCAATTTATCAGTGATAAAAAAGACCCTGTGGCCCGTTTTCATATTAGCAATGGTGCTATGCCTTGGCATCTGTGGCCCAATGCAGACCGTAGTCAACTAAGACAATCTGAAAGCATGGGATGGATGGTAAGTTACGACTATACTACTGTACCGTTGCCAGATTCCGAGTCTTTATAAGCCACCTAAAGCCATTTGGCTCATTGAAATCAATTTGCACAAATCCATTAAAGCCCCAGTAGGGGCTTTTTATTTTGTCAGTGCCAGTGTTTAGAGTTATTGCTTTATGACAATAAACAGGATCACAACTGACTCCGTCTAAACGAATATTTTTTAATAAAATATATTTGTCTTTGACTATCAGCCCATTGTCGTCTACTAGAGTATCATTTTTTCCTTTACCTCGTACTTCAATGCACACCGCAGTTGGCAATTCTATTTGTTTTGTATAAACAAAATCTGGACTACTAAAAGAGTCAAATAGTTTGCCATCAATGATCAAAGACATATTATGATCATTGAGAAATCCAATTTCAAACTCCAATGTTAAATTTGATTTATTGAGTTGATCCATTGACTGTCTCTTTTCATTAACTGTTCCATAACCAAATGAGCGTCACTGACACTTTGGTATTCTTTGTAGCCACAATCTTGTAACACACGCCTTATACGCATACTCCATTCAGCTCGTTGTTGTGGAGTACTGCTGATAGCAGGATTGGCCCAGTCTTGATCGCCGGGTCCTGTGCGTATTAAATTTAGTGGTATAAAATTCTTTTCCAAAGGAGTATTTTTTAAAATACCCAGTGTGCCACCAAGATTGACAAAATCAATGGTGTTGTTGGCATAGTGTTGATGGTCTTTCCACCATTGTTCGGCAAATTGAATATCAGTTTCTGTTTCTGTTACATAGCCAACAATCATTAAAAGTCCCAGTTTTATTCCCAACCGGTGAGCTTGTTCTAAACCATACTCAATGTCGTCATTGCTAAATTTTTTGCCCATATGGTTGCGTACATGTTCGCTAAGGCTTTCTACTCCGACTAATAGTTGTTTAGCACCGCTACGTGCAGTTAACTCCCAATCACGTTCTTTAAAATGTGTAGCTGGTCTGAATATGAAAAAACTATTCCAGCTGATTGGATTTTTTGCTGTAGAGTTATGTTCTGCCAATAGAGTAACTAGCTCTCTATACTCTTTCATGTTGCCGTTAATTAAACTGTCTTGAAATTTAAAGTGATAGATATTGTATTTTTTACTTAACAGTATCATTTCGTCAAATATGTTTTTACCCGAGCGCCAGGTAAATTTATTCCAGTGTGCATGTATATCACAAAAAGTACACTGGCGGACACACCCGCGACTGCCCAATATTGGCAATGCTTTTAAATCGTATTTAGACCAATCATAATCATCATAGTTGGGCATTGGCAATGATTCCAACTCGTTGTTAGATAATTCTTTCCAATGATTAGAGTTAACCCCAGGGTATTCTGCATCACCTCTAAGATAATTTATCAGTGCATGTTCGCCGTCGCCACGAATGTAATGATCTATTAGACCAGTGCTTAACAAGTCTTCTGCATAATGGCCACTGCCAGTTAGATTATCTAATATGCCGGCACCACCGATTAAAATTTTTATTGTTGGGTTAAGTTTTTTGATTAGATAGCAAAGCCACTTGGTGCTAATTTGACTCGAATATGTAAAAACACTAAATGCCACAATGTCACACTTGCGGTTGACTATCTGCTGTGCTTTTGATTCTATTAGGTCAAATACTTCTTGTTCAACTTCAGGCTTGATTAAACCATTGAAGAAAAATTCAATGATTGAATTTTTATTTTTATGTCCTCTGATTAACTCTGCTATTTCTGCATTAAGTTCGTAAACTGTGGCCACGTAGCCTGCTTGTTCGGCCACGCTTTTTAAAATTGCAGGCGCCATCAAGGGCATTTGAGTATCAGTCCAAGGAGCAGTTACAAATAATATACTTTTCATTTGAATGCTGGCCCAGCTATCCACCCAACTAGACTATGCCTTGTGCCTTGGGTAACTGGTGTAACTTCGTGTAGTACCCAACTGGGGAAAAATAATAATTTTCCTTTGTCTTTGGGCAGTATTGTTGGCTCATTGGAGCAGTGTAATTTAAGTTCGCCACCTTGGTACTCGTTGGGGTCGCTCAACTGCAAAACAAATGACAGCTTTCTCGAACCACCAGCACCATTGCCCATATCTAAGTGCTTGGAATAAAAACCTTGATAATTACTATCGTACTCGGTAAATTGAAGAGGTTCTATATGCGAAAGTGCATAATTGAATTTGTCTTTGTTAACTGCGTTAATGTTCCAGGTCAATGTTTCATAGATCCAATTGGTTTCGGGACCCGGGTGCAACCAGGAAACACGACTTGATCTTGCTGTAGGTGCGCCCACGGCTTCGCCATCTTTTGATTCTAATTGCTTACCAAGTTTAATAATATTTGACAACTGCTCGTTGGTAAACATCTCGGCCCGCCAGGACCAAAATGTGTTACTTCTATGATAGTCTAGTAGCCAGGTCATATCTATATATAGCCCAGTTTACTCCGGGCGCCATTCAACTCGTCCGTATTGATCAACCTTTGCTACACTTTGCATACGTTTGACCAAGACAAATTCTTTTTTATCAACTACAATGGTACCACCTCGGGTAATCAAATCTTGTACTAGCTTGCCGGCGTTCAAGGTCATTGGCTGAAATTTTTTAAAAGTAGTCATAATAATCTCCAAATTTTGGTAGTAGAGGTGGGACTCGAACCCACGATAAACAGCGTATGAAGCTGGTGCATTAGCCACTATGCTACTCTACCAATACTTTTGTAAAATTTTGTATAATATTCTGTACGTTGAATTAAAGTGAGTGTAGTGGTAGCGACAGGTGGAATTGAACCACCGACACATAGATTTTCAGTCTACTGCTCTACCGACTGAGCTATGTCGCCAAAACATATATAAACACACCTTACCCGGCATTTTCAGTGCAAGCCTTGCAGGAACCGACTTATAGACTATCCGGGTTTCACAGAGTCCACGATGGGTGTGTTTATGTATGCTCTGCATCCCCCGGCGGTAATTATAGTGTATCAGGCGTTTCATTCAAAAGTTATTCACTCCCAAACTAGTCTTCCATCACTTACACCCTCCACCCGCTTCCCGACAGGGACCGTTATCGCATTGCTAGCGGCCTTTTTGGTTCAAAGACTACCACCCGTAGTTGTCACACTACTTCTCATCCTCTGGGTCAGAGTATCCAGTGACGCTGGAACGTTCTGGCGGAGTATGTAGGAATCGAACCTACCCACCGGTTGCCCAGTGACAGATTAGCAATCTGTTGCCTTAACCGCTCGGCCAATACTCCAATAACTGTATTATAGATTAAAACTTGTTATTTGTCAAACAGTTTTTTGTATTTTTGTTTAATTCTTGATGCAACATAAGTGTCATCGAGCGCAAGATCTGCTAGCATTGACATAAAAAACCCTTTGGTATATATCAGGGCCAAGTGTGGATCTTTGTATTGACGAGCGTGGTGTGACACCAATTCGTCTAATAGTTCGATAAACTCTTTTTTTCTATAGTCCATAAATTATTTATGGAGGGACATGAGGGATTTGAACCCCCGACCATTGGTTTCGAAGACCAAGACTCTTCCGAACTGAGTTAATGTCCCAAATTGGGGTGACATACCGGTATCGATCCGGTACTACCAGTTTCACAGACTAGTGTGCAGGCCACTACACTAATGTCACCATTAAATGGCCTCGCCTGCAGGAATCGAACCCACATTCGTAGGGTAGAAGCCTACTGTATTATCCATTATACGAAAGCGAGATAATATTGGTATCGCTGTATGGAATCGAACCACAATTCCCAGGTTCGTAGCCTAGTGTATTATCCATTATACTACAGCGATATGTTTGGCAGAGGGTACTGGGATCGAACCAGTGATGACAGAGTCAAAGTCTGTAGTGTTACCGCTACACTAACCCCCAACACACGACTGTGGAGCCTTACATTGTAGGACCATTGCCGTTTTTAAAACCTATACTACCACCTTCGGCTTCGATGCGTTTGATAGCATCTTCAAACAAGATAGGAGCAAAGTCTGTTTGTTCAACACAAACACAATGATATCGAACATCTATCACGGGTTCTTCTACTGTAAAAGGCCTAGGATCGTAAGGTCCGACTCTATCAACTTTTATAGTTTTCATTACCCGATTTGTGTGCAAGTGTCCGTGAATGTTAACACCAAAACGTCCCAAAGATTCAGGGTGGATCGGTATGTGACTCAAGATCATTCCATTCATCACATGGTATGCTCGCAACTCACGAAAGTATTCACGATACTCGTCGTCACGGAAAATATCATGGTTGCCGCGGATCAATACCTTGTCCCCGTTCAACCTACCTACAGTTTTTAATGCTCGACGGTTAATAACCACATCGCCCAAATGGTACACCTTGTCGTTGGGACGTACACGGTCGTTCCACCTACGGATCATTTCTTCATCCATTTCGTTGGGATCTGTCCAGGGACGGATCTTTGTGACTCCGTCTGACTCAGTAAAGCGACATACGCCAGCGTGTCCGAAATGTGTATCACTAACTAAAAATACTGCTGGCATAATTGCCTCCTTAACATTCTAAGTCTATATTCTTACCCTTGTCCAAATCTAAACGAATATTTCTTGCCACTCGTTCTGCTACAATTTGATCAAAGTTACGTTTTTCAACAACCTTGCGATAATCATCTTCTCTCTTCTTTTGAAGATTGAGTTGTTCTAAGTTGTATTGTTGAATCTGATGTTGTTGTATTTTAGAAATATTCATATATCACTTTCTTTTTTAGGATGTGGTAGCCATGGACAATTTCGAAATGTCGACCCTTGCCTTATCAAGACAATGCTCTTCCTCTGAGCTACACGGCTATGTATGGAACACCGAGCAGGATTTGAACCTGCGGTTTTCAGGATTTGCAATCCCGTGCATTGGGCCACTCTGCCATCGGTGCATGTAATTGGTACGGGCAGAAGGGATCGAACCTTCGACCAATAGATTAAAAGTCTACTGCTCTACCTCTGAGCTATACCCGCAATAATTGGTGGAGACGACTGGAGTCGAACCAGTAGTGCCTTTCGGGCGGCGGATTTACAGTCCACTGGGGTTACCAATTTTCCTACATCTCCAAAAAGCAGTTGGAATCTTGCTTCGACACGCTCTAGACGTATCGGCCTGGCGGAGTAAACCACGATTCAAGGCAACTAGGTTGCAACAACTGCTAAAACTAACTACAGGACGCGGCTCCGTAGGCCCTTCATTTAAGAGTACGCATGGACTCGACTGCGACTCTCCTATAAAAACGATCTGAGGCCATGCGAGCTCATCTGCATGCTTAGGCTTTTTGTCTTCTCCTGCCCGGGCAGTTACGACTGTAGCGTCACCTCAAAACTTGGAAGAGCATAGGGGAGTCGAACCCCTCTTCTCAGGATGAAAACCTGATGTCCTAACCGATAGACGAATGCTCCGTAAAAAGAAAAACCCTGTAGCAGTCCAGTTAAGCAACCGAACAGGGCCGTGTTAAAAGTGGAGAGCCACGGTTGCAAGACCTAGTGCCTCGTTACCGAGGGAAGTATCCAGGCGATGTGGCTCTCAAAAATGAATTTGTTAAAGTAGTGCTACCATCGTTATTAGCACCATTCACCCGTGTAACAAGCTCGAGCGGGACTCGGTACGTCACTTGGGATTCATCCAGTCTGCCTCCGTTACAGGCCTCCGCAGTTCCCCGCGGGTGGGAGTTGAACCCAAAACCTTCTACTGAGCAGTACCTTCGAAGAATACTGAACAGCGTGACTTCACTTGCTGACACTCTAACAAAACTTGGCGGTCCCAAGGGGATTCGAACCCCTGCCGACGGCGTGACAAGCCGCTGTACTGACCAGGCTATACTATGGGACCAAAACTATTTTAAAAAGTACTAAAGGAACCATTGTGCATCTATGTCTACTTATAGGACCGTCTCCTATAAGCCTGCACGGTCATTACTGCCCACATGATCCGCCGCTTTTCTGAGCATTACTGCTCGGCTTCATAGACCTAGCTTGAGCGTGGGCGGCCCCACTGTCCTCGCCTTAGATCCCTAACGGTGTAGGTAACCTTTAATACGTTTTAAAATAGCAACCCTTGCGGGTTACCTAAAACAACAACTTCTTAAAGAACGTCTAGTTAATTTCCTAACTAGTCTCTAGTATACATTTAATCGAATTAAGTGTCTACTAGTTTTTTGTTGTATTTTTACAACGTTGTTTGCTCGATCACAAACTTAGTTAATTTCCTAACTAGTCTCTAGTATACATTTAATTCAATTTTTTGGTCTACCAGCGTGTTGTTGTATTTTTACAACAAATAAACATATTTGGTGGAAGCGGTGAGATTCGAACTCACGGAGCCATTTCTGACTCGACAGTTTTCAAGACTGTAGCAATAAACCGGGCTCTGCCACACTTCCATTGATTGGCATACCCCCAGAGACTCGAACTCCGACGAACGGTTTTGGAGACCGCTATGCTGCCATTACATCAGGGATACATGATTGGAGCGGGAGGCGAGATTCGAACTCGTCTATTTCAGTTTGGAAGACTGACGTGTAACCGTAAACACTTCACCCGCATAAATTGGTGGAACCAGTCGGACTCGAACCGACCGCCTCCTGCTTGCAAAACAGGCGCTCTCCCAGATGAGCTATGGCCCCTAACAAACTTAACTTGGTACTACTTTAGGAATGTATGGAACTGCCCTGGGTCCACCATACAGTGATTCAAAAAGTTTTTTGGCCTCTTGCGGTGTGTCCGCATAGATGCGCTTCTTTTCTTCACCTTGTGGTGTTCTTACAGTTGTTTCATACATTGGCATAATAATATCCTTTGGTCGGAGTACAAGGATTCGAACCTTGGACCCCCTGGTCCCAAACCAGGTGCGCTACCAGACTGCGCTACACTCCGATGAATTCTTACACTGTGGGCTTTCCACTCAAGTCCGTGTCAGACATACTACAGTACTTTTAATTTTCATCTGGAGTACATCCCAGTTTACTGCTGGTACAGTCAAAAAATATGGTAGGACTTGCCAGGTTCGAACTGACGACATTCTGCGTGTAAGGCAGACGCTCTACCAACTGAGCTAAAGTCCTATGTTGGTTGCAGAGGGTGGATTCGAACCACCGACCTCTAGGTTATGAGCCTAGCCAGATGCCACTTCTAACACTCTGCGTCAATATTTATTGCACTAACTGTGTTGATTGTAAATTAATTAAAATTATTTGTCAACACATTTTAAAATTAGTGTTCTGCCACTCTCACCACAAGAGCCCAGAACTGAGCAGTTACTCTGTCCACGTTACTGTCGTTTGGTCCAGCTGACATCAACCTAGGATATTCTCAAGTCGCCCATGAATAGCGGGCCTTGCTGTAGATCCTACGCACAGTGCTCTTATGGATTTGGCAATTACCCACTTCGTTAACGTAGAAGTGTAGACGGGATATATACTATGGTGCCGGATGTCTGGTTCGAACAGACGACCTATCGCTTACAAGGCGATTGCACTACCACTGTGCTAATCCGGCGTATTCTTAATAATATATTTTTTGCATCTATATGTCAACTAACAGTTTTCCAATTAATCTTCGAGCATTGCGACTCAGAGACTATCGTTTAGAATTTGAAATCTTAGAACAAAAGTACGGAAAATACATTTTTGTTCCATTTGATATACCACCAATCAGGGCAAAAAACATCAATGACTTTTCTAACTGGTATTTAGAAAATTGCCTGCATACCACCGGACCGCAAGGATTACATAAATCGTCTAATCCTGATTGGTCCAGCATAACGGTACACTATCAAAATGAAAATTACTTCAAATTGAAAGAAGCATTTCCAGAAATTATTGATCTAATGCAGGAACACTTACCTTACACCGAAAACAATAAAATTGATTTGGCATTTATGACCAACAACTATCCTGTTCCTAGTCACAGAGATCACAGCAATTATTTTATAGACATACCAGGATCTATTAGAAGCTTTGCCTACGACGACAATCCAATTAGTAATCTTTATCTAATAGAAAATCGTAAAAATAAAGACCGTGGTGAGTTTAACTGTGACGGAATTCCTTTAAAAGGATTTGCTATTCCAAGATTAGAAACAACAAATACTTTTTCCTGGAACAATCTTAGAGCAGAACACGGCTCGATCAAAATTGGATCACATAAAAAGATTTTATGTTACTACACCAATTTAAATACAATGGACTGGAAAAGATTCGATCAACTAATTGAACGTAGTATTAAAAAATATTACGATCAGTGTTTTGTTAGCGACAAATCTTTAGATTACTTTATAAATGATCAACTTCAATATTAAACAATTAAGAAATCATGAACTTGCTTCTTATCCAACAGAGCAAGTACTAGACCTTGAACAAAAATTTGGAAAGTACTGTTATGTTCCGTTGGACGTTCCTAACATACAGGCCAACAATCAAGAATTTTTATCTTTATGGTTTAATAAAAATTCAACTGTCTTTAGTAAAGACCATCAAGAAGGATACAACTCAGGTTGGAAATGTATCAATGTTTTCAACCATGGCCATTCTAAATCAAAAATAAAAAGAAATAATAGACCAGAATTCTTAAAATTGTTTCCGGAAATCCAAGAACAAATTCATGAATACTTGCCGTTTGATTTTTCACAACCTTTTGGATTTTGGTTGTGGTCTAGTGTAGAACAGGTTGTACCACACCGGGATCCGTCCAACGGTTTTGTTGATGTTCCAAAATCTTTTAGATCTTTTATAACTGATACTAACACCCAAAGTCATTTTTACCTGCTTGAAAACAACAATTATTCAAATATAAAAAATGCCGAGACTCCAAAGATCAATTTTAAACAACTGGAGACTGTTAATGGCGTTCCAAAAAATTCATTTTTAATTCCACAGTTGCCAGACACTAATACATTTGCCTGGAATAATCTACGTGTTGAACACGGATCAGTCAAGCGAGAAAATGAATTTAAAATTATGATTTACTACGACTATGATAATACCATAGACTGGAACAAATACGAAAAGTTATTTAATCGTAGCGTTTCTAAATATCACAGCCAATGTATGGTCAGCGATCGTCCACTGAGTTATTTCATTGACAATGATGAGAATACACCAAATAATCTTTCAAACCTTGACAATTAAGTCTAATTTCTAAACGCCGTTTAGGCATATAGATATAAGTTTTTCCGTATGTTGATTCAATAAGCGGCACTTCAACACTACGACTACCATCCATTGACATTTGTGCTATAAACTCATCAGTATCAACATTGTCGTCTACTATCTTTAGTAGACAATAGTAAACTGCATGAGTTGATTTTTCTCTGATAATGGCCAATAGGTGCAGGTTCTTGGTATTTTTTACTTTGTCTAACCATGGACTTACAAACATATCATTGAGTGCCGCATAATCTGCATTTTTAAACAGTGTGGCAAAATGATCGTTTTTACCTTTGTTATTTTGCAAAAAACTTGCTTCGGTTGTTAACGTGCTGGTCAAACGATCAACACTAATGCCTTTGACATCTAACTCCACAGTTGGTGTTATGACATCAACAACATTTTTACCTGCACCCACCCAACTTGATCCTGGTATACTATCAGCAACTCCATATTCCCAAGTTTCTTTAGCAATTTGAATTTGCCGTTGCTTGACAATAAAAGGTACATAATAATTTTGCATTTCTTGAGCAAAATTACTGCTGAAGTTTTTTCCTAGTATCAACTCATGTTGGTCTATTGGTATCGGTATAAATTTTAACATATTTTGTATTTGGCTCCAGTGGCAGGGATCGAACCTACGACCAATTGATTAACAGTCAACTGCACTACCGCTGTGCTACACTGGAATAAACTATTTACACACTCTTATCGAGTGTGTGTATTAAAGCACTCTTCATGGATGAACCCACGTGTCTCCTTGCGGATAGAGAATGCTTTAATACGCTGTAATTTTTCATCTCACAAAAGAGACTTCATCCTACAGGCCGCCCGTTTGCTATTTTTTATAGTGTATAGCAGGACCTCGTTTCCTGTCAACCACTTTGAGATATTATCGGCGTTCGGCCAATAGTGTATCTCGCTTTCTCCAAGCTTCAGAATATGCACGAGCACGTTCTAACTTTTCTCGAATCAACTTGTTAGTATCTTCTTGTGTTAGAGTGTGCTGTCGCATAAACTCAAGCTCTTTAATAGATTTTGTCTTAACTTTAATTTCTTTCATCTTTTCCTGTTTTCAAATAAGAAACCCCAGGGTGTTTAGTCCTGGGGTTCTGTGAATCTTGTAATTAGACTATTACGTTCTCAGAACCCCTGTAGAATTATCGCGAATACTTGTAGAGGTTGACTCATGCCAAAAGGCTGGCACGGGCTGTTTACCCCCAAACATTCTGCAATAATTTAATGCGGTTTTGTTCATCTTAGTCTCTATTGTATACTTATTTATCTCTTGTGTCAATTACTTTTTGTAATTTATTTACCATTTATAAAAATTTGGTAGGAGCGGTGGGAATCGAACCCACATTAACTGCCTTATCTAGACAGTGCTTACGAGGATATAAATCTCGCCCTTAGGCCAATATTAGCAACACTCCTAAACTATTCAGTCAAGAGCGGTGTTCCGTATTCGAAACATTCTAAATTTTTCCTTGGTCAAGCAGTTCATCTAAAATATTTTTTGGGTCTGTTATGGTTGGATCTATTGTAAATGAGTCAATTACAATGTTTTGTTCTATAGCTTGATTGTATAGATTTTTGTCTAGTATGTCAAGCACCACATGCACTCTTCCAGTAGTTCCATTGTTCCAAAAACTGTGTAGTACTCTATTATTTACCTCATACAAATGTCCAACTGGCATGAAAGTTTTTTCTTTTCCTTGAAGCCAATGACATTGGGGATTGGTAAAAATTGGAATATGAATTCTAGATCCGTGCTCATGGAACCAGCAAGGGTCATAATGGAAATCAAGTATGCTGTTTGGAAACATATAATTGATTTCACCTTTGACAAAAATCTTGTCTGACAGCTGGGTGTGTGCCCACTGATCAATTTTTTTAAATGCATCTCGCACCATTAATACCTGTGGTGTGTCGGGCTGATAAGGGTCTTGTCTAACGCCATACGGAATTCGCACAACCTTGGATCCAATGGTAAGGTTATTACCACGGCCAAAATCTTCGTGTGACCAATCAACTTGCTGACAGACGTTGGCAAACTCATCAATTAACTTTTGCGGTACTGTACCCAACGACTTTACTGCTGTGTCAATCAACATGGTGGTTATGCACTCGGCGGTTATCTCTGGTCCATATAGAATTTTCCGGCAAGCTAGAATATAAAACACTATTGGGATGAATAATAGAATTTTTTCCTACTACCAGCTGACCTTCTTTGGCACGTAAATAAATTCCATGCAAGGGACCTACCACAACATTATCCTCGATAGTTATTCCACTGCCAATACTGCCAGGACCCATGATTGTTACATTATTGCCTACTTTTGTATTGTTGCCCACAACACAACCAGCCACGCCAATATGACAATGATTGCCAACTACTGCGTGAGCTTGAATGTTAGTGCCCCATCCAACAAACACTCCGCGACCAATTTGTGCAGTTTTATGAACCAGAGATCCCGGATGAATAAAATTTGCCAGGTTAGCCTTGGTATTATGTAACAACTGAATTCGTTCATTACGTAAATGATTTCCACTCATTGATTTGTTTTCTCTATTAGGAACTCCGTTAAAAAAGTTCCCAATAAAAAATTCGCAACTGTTTAACCAATGTTGGCCTCGTTCTTCAAGTAACCAACGTTCGTCACCAATGATTGGTATTCCGTCGGTAGTAGCTTCAACTCGTCCGTAGTAATATTGATCCAATATGCCTAATACTTCGCGACCTTCCAATTCACAGATGTCTGTGTAAAAGGTCATATCGGATCTGTGTCCTACAAAAATTACTGGTTTCATGCCACAGGTATGTATGGACGAATTAACTTACCCATTAAATTTTTAGGCAGTTCATCAACACGAACATATCGAGATGGTACAAGATGTTTTTCTAAATGTTCGTGTAGTATATCTTTCAGCTGACTTAGATCAACATCGCCTTCGTATTTTAAGGTTAGCTTTTCGTCTTCGAGCGTTAGCAAACACTCGTTGACTGTGTTTAAATACTTGGCCACTGTTTCTACTTGTTCAGGTTGCACACGAAAATCTCTGTGTTTGATCATAAAACTTTTACGACCAACCATGCTTAGTACACCAGAATCTTTTTGTATAAACAAATCACCTGTTCGGTGCCAGTTTTCCTGACTACTCCAACGTGCCAGCATTTCGCCATCGTCTTCCAACTTGTATTCAAATCCTGGCAACCAATTTTTAAACACGCTAGTGGTATCACTGAAACACACTGGCGGTGTCAGCTCTGTGCTACCATAACAATAGCGCCATTTCATTCCTCTATCGCCAAACTGTTCGACTATGCGTTGATTAAAAAAGTTTCCGCCTAAACAATTTAACTTGTAATGGCTAAAGTCTGCATTTTCAAATGCTTTGGTCATGCTGACCAATTGCATCATTCTAGGAATCATAAAACCGTGTGTGGGTCTTATGTGTGCAACATCATCGCACCAGGTGTAAGGATTGAATGGTTTATATACCACTCGGCCGCCAGCAATAAGCGTTGGCCAAGCAGGACTATAAATGCCCATGCTACTGTACGGGGCTTGCATAAGCATAACACTTGAATCGTCTAGCCCCCAATAAGGGGTACTAGATTCAATATATTGTTGTGCAGTAGACCATTTGTGTCCAACGGCTTTGTAGTAACCGGTTGTACCAGACGTATAGCAAACCCAGTCCCAGTCTTGTATATTGTCGGGCTGATGTGGATTGCCAGGCCTGGCTCCATATCCTAGAAATTTTCTACCAAACAACCAAGCACTCAATTGCTGTAGTAGCAATTCACTGGGTTGATCACTGCGGCACAACGGGTCTGCATTTTGGCGTTGGAACAGAGCAGCCTGTAAATGAGGGCCAGTTAATTCTGTTCCATCTTCTCTTACAATAACAGCGCCATTATAAAAAATTTGTTCTAGGTATTGATTCATGACTGAACCTCTTGCTCCTGCGGAATTTTTTTACCCCAGGTAATACTGTCAAAGAATCGTTCAACAATATAATAATTAATTAAATTAACTACCATTTGTGCAATAGTTAAAAACGCCGCATCGCTGTTGCTGCCGCCGGTGGCCACAAACTTAAAAGTAATAAATGCCGCGATCATTACTATGATTCGATATACAACAGTTTTTACCAGACTTCTGATTTTTGTATCGTTGCCGGTGTCATTGCGGTGCCAGGCCACAAACAGCCAAGCACGATCGTGCAAATAATACAAAGTAGATCCAACAATTACCGAGATTAAACCAACTGATGCACTGGTAGTCAGTGATCCACTGTAAAAATAGGTAATTAATAGAATTGCAATGGTACAAAGAACTCTATAGGCAACAGTTTTACTCAGAGTTCGTGGGTGGGTTTCTTTTACGATCATGATTAGTTTTCCTTAAACTTTTAAAATTTGGTGCCCCCTCCGAGACTCGAACTCGGACGCTCGCGCACTGGCTTCTAAGACCAGCGTGTCTACCAATTCCACCAAAGGGGCATATACTACATTTTACTTTAACAGTTGACCTAAGTCAACCAGCTTAAGGCTAGCGATTAATCACATACGGATAGGCCCACGCATTTAAGACATAGAGGTCTAGTTTGATTCCGACGTCGTTGTTAACGGCGTTGCACAAAATTATTTATACTCAATTCCTTGATCTGTTAATTTCCAATGACTTTTCAAAAAACTTAAACCTAAAATAATTCTTAATTCTTTGCCATAGTTATAAGCACCATGCTCAACCTCGTCGTCAAAAAACAACCATTGCCCAGGCACCCAATTCTTACGTTCGTTGCCAATGATCATGTATGCATCTGGATTGGTTTGCAGTGCTAGGTGCCCTCTCCATACCAATCCTTCGTCGCCGTGCGGTCCTTTGTGTATGTCCAGCACACCACCGGGTTCCAACGACAATATAGCACATCTGGTCACATGTTTTAAATCTTTCAACATGTTCCATGTGTGTGGCAACTTACGTTTAGAACTTTCAAATTCTCTATCTTCTTGCCTAAATGGAATAAATTTCCAACCAGAAAAATACACATCGTCGGCTTGAGGGAAATCCCTGCGTCTGTGTATGTTAGACAAACTTTCTTCTAGAACTGTTTGCCAGTTTTCTTCTAAGGTTTTTAAAATTGCGTCCATTGTAATTGGTACGAGTGGCCGGAATCGAACCGGCACGCCTGTTAGGGCGAGAGATTTTAAGTCTCTTGTGTCTACCTATTTCACCACACTCGCAAATTCTTGGTGGGCCGTGTGTGAGTCGAACACACCACCAATGGATTATGAGTCCACTGCTCTAACCAACATGAGCTAACGGCCCTAACTAAGTATCTAGTATATATTAAAGAGTATTTGTTGTCAAATACTATTATCGACGAGGCCTACCGAATACATCTTCGGGTATTCGTAATCGAGTTATTTCAACAGATTCATTGGCCTGAGGTGCGCCACGTTTGATCTTAAAGGTAAAGTTGCCTTTGATGCCGGTGCTGTAATAAGTTTTACTGGCACTGAATTTTACTTCGCTGACAGTACTACTAGGCCAAACAGTATTAAAACCTTGCAATACCCAATTGCCGTCTGATTCGGTTGCTGTTGTGTAGACTTGAATCAGTGCTCCATTGTTTAATATTTCAGACGCTGCCGCACTGAACTTTGTATTGTTATTGATATACTCGGCCACTGGATGTGCAACAGAGGCTATGCTATGAAAATACAAATTAAGATTATTTGGGTTATCAGTGTTTCTTGCTTTAATTAATTTTTTTAAGTTTTCACTAATGCCCATTGCATCAACTGCGGCCATGTTGGTTGGTGGCAACTTTTTAAAATTTTGTATATCGTCGGCATCTTCTTTGGTAATAAATCCAAAACGTATGCCCAATATCAAAGGTGCACCGGCCTGCCCACCTTTGACAATATCTTGTATCAAGGCAATAACATCGGCATGTTTCTTTGCCAACGCAGGATCCGACGATGACAATTCATTTGCCGCGTCGAGTAAATTACGACTGCTGGCTTCGGCACCAGCACTGCCTTTACTGCTGACTTTAATTTTACGCCCATCGGCCGCAATTAGAATACTGTCGCTTAATCCTTCGGTTTTATCAGTGCCAAAATTGATAGTACATTTTGCAAAGCCTTGATTGCCTAGGAAACGCTCGGCGGCTTGCCCAGCGTTACCAGTATATAAGCCAGCCTGTAGTGCAATAGGGTGCAACAATTCACAAAAATAATCTCTAAATGCTGTAAAACTTCCGCCCTGGGGTGCTGGCAGACTGATTGGAAATTTTTGGCCACTGGCTACTGCTTTGGCCGCTTGAGTGTAAATGCTATTCTCTCCAAGTTTGCCTGCAATTTGTTGAATTATTTTACCAGCGTTTAGATTATTTTTATCTGCCAAAATATCTTGTGGAGTTAGTCCTGCTTGAGTTTTGACTGCAGATTTACTGTTATATCTATAACCAGGAATACCAGTTTGGTTATCCCATAGATTTTGTGTTGGGTCCGGTTTGACTTCTTTGTAGGGTTTAACCCAAGCCAATACTTCGCCGGTGGGTTTTTTAAACGTAGCAATACCAAACGCACGGTCAGTTTGCTTAAATTTACCTATCAGATCAACGTAGGCGCCACGCATGCCCTTAACCATCTGTTCTAAATTGGTAACAGTGTCTTGATATGTGGGATAGCCAGTTCCTCCTTGCGGGTAAAATACTACCGTGTCTATGTAGATTTTATCCTCTGGATTTGTGGTGCTAACAAATTCCTCGCCGGCTTTTCTGGCACCAAGGCCGCGGCTTTCGTTAACAGTGGTGCTGTTACTAACAAGATCAATTAAATTTCTAATATCCATCATGTATTTATATTGTTAATATTTCTCAGGACTTACAAACAACATTTTGTTATTTTTTTTTGCACTGCAACATAAATACTCAGTAGAAACCATGAGTGACTACAACGCAAAGGAATACACACAATGAAAACTTTATCAGCTTTTATGCTAGGAATTATGGAACGGTTAGCGGAAATGTTTCCAGACAGTTCATATCAAAGCCGCTTAGACAGCTATCTACGCACCAAAGGCATCACCGATGCCGCACAATTAGAACACTATGTGCAGAAGTTCAATACTCAAAAGGAATTATACCTATGAAAATTATCACAACAATTTACCAAGGTTTAATTGCTTGGGCAGAAATGATCCGCGACTATCGTCAGAGCTCAGCCAGCAAATATCATTATTGGAAGTGATCACGGCTGGTTTTGCCGCACAATATCTTCTTCAACACATTCCTGGCCGTACTGAATTTCAACCAGTTTACAAGGCACATCGTAAGGATTAGTCAGCTGGTGCCAATCACCTTGCGGCACTTTGTATGTTGAATGTTCTTTTAACACCGTAACTGGCAACATGTAATCATTGGGTAACTTACTGCATACATCACACATGCCGTTAGTAACTAACCAAAACTCACTACGTTTGTTATGCTTTTGCATGCTCAAACGTTGACCAGGATTGATGGTAAGCTCTTTGACTTTGGCACCTGGCACTTCGTGCAATATTCGATAATACCCCCAGGCACGATCGGTCTTGGGATGTTTCCAATTGTCAAGTAGCCATGAACTAGAATTCATTTTGTTTTCGCCGCCGACTCCAAACACAAACTCTAAGTTATCATCTAACAGGTCCATCTCTGGTATATTTTCTTTGGTACGATCACCGCCATTGGCAAATATAATTGTTGCATCAGGATACATTGCCCTGACACCAGTGATGGCATTTTTACTGCTACCGTCTGCATCCGGGTAGCATACAACTCGATCAACTACCTTAAGAGAACTTACAATCTTTTCTCTTTCGTAGATATGCATAAATGATCGGCCTTTCTTGCGTTCTAGCCACTCATCCGAATTTAAACCAACGACGAGTATATCTCCTAATTTCTTGGCTGCTTCAAAATATTCAATATGCCCCGAATGCAATGGGTCAAAACCACCGGTGACTAAAACTATTTTCACTGTCAGTCCTTTAAATAATGATAATCTTTATCAAGCCAGGTTACCAAAACATCATCTTGGTTTACATAGCCTCGACGATTTAAACTTTCTTTAACGCTGTCATTGACTAGATTTTTGTCTGCTAGATCAAACCAAGTTGTGGTGGCCGGATCCATTGGAGCTATCTTTGTTTTATATACTGCAAAGTTCATCCAGGGATTATTTTTATTTTTATAAAAATATGCATCTCTACAATCAAATCCATTCAATGCCAACATGTACATCATGCTGATCATGCTGTGATTATAATAAACATTGCTGTAAGAATGATTAAAATATCTATTATATTCAAAGCCGTTTGTATAAGGCATCGATATCAACAACATTCCATTTTCGTGCATAAACGAATTCCACAATGATAATGTTTTAATTGGATCTAGTGCGTATTGAAATGCATTGTGACACCAAATAATATCAACTGGCCTCGGTAGTATTGTTTTTTCAAAATCACCTTCATAAACTTTTAAGTTAGGCAATTTTTTGATATCGTCTGAAATTTTAGATACATCCTTGTCCACTGCATAGGTAATGTAATTTCTAGGCTCAGGTGGATTTTCTCTAGTGGTTAATGTTGCCCACCACTCGGCATCAGTGCCATTGCCGCATCCCATGTCTGCTACATAAGTCACACTGTCAAGAAATGAATCATACTGGTATACTAACTCTAATACCTGTTGACTGTGCTCGTAACTTTTATCGCCGTTAAATTGTGCCATTTTGTAATATCTCTATAACAACTTGTTCTTTTAATTTTTTTAAACGTGGCACCAATTGGCGACATGCTTCCGAAATTTCAGTATCGTTGCCCCAAGCAATTTGATAATTCAAATGACTAGCAAACTTTCCACATTCATCTTTTAATAACTGGATATCTACTGCATTTTGCTTGGGTCTGGCGCGACAGCAAAGATTATATTCATCAATAAGTTCTTCGGCAATATCGCGCCAGTTGCTCATACTGTAACGTCTTCCATGCCAGCAGTACGAAGTTTTACTATATGCCCTAGCATCCACTGTTTGTTTTCAAGCCCTTTCATCATACCTAGCCATTTATTTCTTAGCAAGGCCACTTCATTGATTAATGTTTCAAAATCAATTACTTCATCTTCGCCATCAACGTATTTTTCTGCGTCTCGACTAGTAAGTGCTCTAGCGTATGTTTCTAGGTATTTCTGAAAGTGTCGCCTTCTGATTTTACGTAACTGAATATTTAAATATTCTAAAACTGCTTCAATCTCCTGTAACTGATTAAATCTGTGTTCTACAATGCCCGGAAGAACGGTAATATTTTTTTCAACCACGCCGTGTATTTTACATTCAGATTTGGCCGAGGCTAGTTCGGCTTCATAATAGTTTATAAAGCCGGGCAATGACCCTAGGTCTGAAACAATTTTATTGTACCACATTACTCGTCGTATTCAGATTCGTCGTCTTCGGGTAAGAATTCTTCTAACCCACGTTTAGTGTAAGAATCTGTAGCGCCAAATTCCCTTAGTTCTTTGTCATTTAATACGTCGACCATGACACTTAGCAAATTATCGGCGGCGGCTTGCCGATCTTTTGCAGGAATATATTCTTTAAGAATAGTGTATGCTTCGCTTAAAACTTCAATGTCAAGACTCATTCTGTTGTTTCCTCTTCGATTACAGCGGCAGTGTCTTGTCTATGTGGATTGGCCACAAAGTCAGCCATAACCTTGTCAAGACTACCATCATCATTGCGCTCCCATGCTTTACGGAATTGCTTGATAACTGTGCCGTCTGCTAGCGTGTATTTAAGACTATTGCCTTCCTTCTGCAATAAACCTTTTCCTTCAAACATATCAACCAATCCTGAGTAAGGATTCATGCCTGTTTCATAAGGAATCTTGACTTGTACACTTTCAAATGGTTTTGCATAGCGTGTTTTCATGATCTTGCATGCGGCACGAATACCTTTGACTTCTGAAATTTTGTTACCGTCTTCGTCTTCTTTCAACTTCAACTTACGCATGGCAACCACAATACTGCTGGCGTAAATAAAGCCTTGTCCTCCTGAGATCTTGTCGTCAGGATCAAACATGTCTTGACTTGCGTATGTGTGGTTAGTAGCAACTAACCCTAAGTTTAGGTTACCAAACATGTTAACACAATTACGAACCAGAGCTGTAAGTGCTTTGGGTTTACGACCCATGTCACCTTTCATGTCACCTGCTTCAAATTGATTAACGTCTGTGGGTGTTAGCAACATACCCAAACTGTCTAACACAAACAGCACCTTGGGACGACTGTCTTCGGGCAGAGTCCTGTATTCTTTAACAAACTCTGAAATCATCTTGGCCACATCATCAATCATGGCCATGTTTAGCTTGAGTAATTTATCTTCACTAGTGTCAACACCTAGGGCATGCAACCATGCTTCATCTAATGCGTTTTCTGTGTCAATAAGGATAGGGTAGATGCCCTGTGCTTGTGCGTTCTTAATAAGGTTGCCAGAACAAATAAATGATTTGCCTGCACCGGATTCGCCCGCAAATACAGTTACTTTACCTAGCGGAATACCTTTGTTAAAGTCGCCACTGATAAGATAATTGAGTGCGTAGTTGTTGGTAGAGATCCAGTCTGTTGGATCGTTAAATCCAACACTAAGACCTTCAATGCTCTTGGTGATGTTTTTTCTAAATTTACTTACGTCAAATGGTTTAGCCATAATTGTTCCTTGAATTGAGAAGAGGTCAGGTATAAATTCAATCCTGCTGTTAACAGAATTCAATATTATACCCAACCATACCTTTTATTATTTAGACTGTCGGTTTCTAATCATTGCCAAAATGTCTTCTGCACGTTGACTAGATGGTTTTGCCGCTGCCGCTTGCACTGGTGCAGTGGCCGATGGTGCCTGAGGCTCATCTGTGTCAAATGGGGAATCATCCTGGCTTTGCTCAGCAGGTGCTGATTGTGCCACTGGTTTTGGTGCAGTAGGAGCAGGCGAAGAAGCTCCTGCTGAAGTTTGAAGTCCAGCCGGCTTGTAGTACTGGCTCCACCGGTCAGAATCGTATGCTTCACCATTTACAGATGCTTCAAACATTTCTTTAATGATTTTGAGCTCAACTTCACCGGGCTTCTTGGGCAAGAAGTCTGCCAAGTTATATAAACCAAATTTTTCAATTGCTTCTGCTTCGCCGGAAGTTAGTGCAGACTCTTTACGAGACCAAGTACTGGTATTGTAATCAGCATAACCACCTTTGCTAGTTTTCTTAACGTTAAAGTCAAGTCCAGCTTCGTAGTCTGTAGGAAGGTTTTCCATTTCAGGATCCATTAGTGCATTTTTAATCAGATTAAAAATTTGAGGACTAATAACGAATCGACGGATTGGATTGTCCGGAGTCTTGTCATCGCTCAATGGATTGTCACGTACAAAACCTTGGAATAGATAAGATTTCTTTTTCCAGTATTTACGACCCATTTCTTCTAGACCTGGGTCTTTAAACCAAGGACGAACTTCTGCCAAGACTGGGCATGCTTCTCCCCACATCTCAACACAAGGTACTTGAACAAAAGTAGGCTTACTGTCTGCTTGGCCTTTGATGCCAGCAAACGGCAAACGAATCATTGCTCGTTCAACCCAGAAAAAACTGTTTTTAGGATTTGCGTCTGGAAGAAAACGAATACGTGATGTAGTGTTCTCGGGAATGTTCCAGTGTGGATAAATGGCGTTATCGCCACCTGCGCTGTCGCCACCTCTGCGGGTGTCGTTTGATTGAAGCTTTGCGCGAATTTCTGCTAACGTAGTTGCCATGATAAATGTCCTTTATAAAAATTAAGATGGTCTTTATGTGCCTAGATACACACTAGCACCTTGCTAGTATATAACAATAGTATTTATGATTACAAGAGGTTTTTTAGATTTATTTTACCAGACCGGCAAGGGATCTGATTGTTGCAAGCTCTTGATTGTCTGAGTCATGCACTTCGGTAAGTTCTTCTTCGTCCAAATCATTGTCATTGGATTCGGGCATTTCTAAATCTTCAACGGTTTTTTGTTCTTCGATCCATTGATCAAATTCGTTTAGATATTTGTTCTCAAGAGTTTTTTGATGCTCAACATAGGCTTTATACACGTAAGGCATGGCCGATTCTAAACGCTCGTCAAAAATACGTTTAACAAATCGATCTTTGATTTCGCTGATTGCGCCTGAATCGTCTGAGTTATTGGCAGTTGGTATCCACATGCCAAAGTAATTGTTGTAGCCTCGGCGATTTCGCATGGCCTTCAATGACTTTTTGGTTTCGTAATACCTTTGGGACGCGGCTTCAACCATGCCCGAAGTTTCTACATCTTCAAATGTGCGATGTTTCATTGAACGAACAAAATAACTCATGTCGCCCATTTCTTTAACCAAGCTGTTGATATGCTCTGACCGCTCGTCTGTAATCTTGCCGCCTTCGCTTAGGTGTATAGCCAATGCGCGAGCGCCATGCAAATTTTTATGGTCTAATAGAAATCTTTCGCCACGTGCTGTTTCGACAAATATGCTTTCAATGTTTCTAGTTCTAGAACCAAATTTGGTTTCATCCACTGCGCCAGTGTGCCTAACAATTAATTTGCTTGGGCCTATGGCCTGGTAACTGCTACGACTAGTACCGGATAGCTTAGATTCAGTTACTTTAATATCGTCTTTGGATAAAGGTTCAGACTTACTGATATTTTTAATATCTCGTAATTCTAAAGATTGTTTCAATATATCTCTAGTGTCGAAACTTAGCAGATTTCGTTTGGCAAAATCTCTGATTCCTTTTAAAAAAGAATACCATTCTTGTTTTACTGTATCTTCTAACCCAGCGGCTATGTCTTGGCTAAAATAAATTTTCAAACTGCTATCATCTATTAGACTGATAGTTACCTGCCCGATATTAGAGCCATCTTTACTAATGTAATCAAAATTAAAAAATCTAGCAGACGATGGGTCGGCAGTTTCTTTGGCGTTTTCGTCGCCCAGGCGAACTTCTTCGAATCTTGTGCGAAGTTTTTCAAACAATGCGTCTGCTATTTTAGTAATTTCTCTCATAAAGTTATTTATCTGTTAAATCATTATAAAAGGCATAGGATCAATGCGTTCGGACTGATCCTTCATTTTTTTATCTAGTTCTATGTCGTAACCTTGCAAATATTGTACTACACGAAGTGCTAACAGTATAGACATCACAAGATCATCTGTTTCTCCAACTTTGGCCGCATAACTGCCACCACTGGCCACAAACACTTTTAGCTCTGAAATTAAATTTTTACTAGCAAGATGTAACTTTTTAGTTTCTAATAGGTGTTTAAACTTGGCGCAAATTGCCAATTTGGATTTTTGCGTTGTGTTGAATCCTTTACGGTACCGTCTTGATTGTCCTGTTTTAGCTGGCTCGCTAACAAACTGCCCACGAATATTTTCTTCGCCAAACTCAGATATAGCAAGTAATGCGGCTTCTCCTAGCGTATTGTTTTCAACAGTGTAATATATGTTATTTTCGGTACCTGTGCATTCATACAAATAATCTGTTATTTCTTTTAACAGTTTTATTTGGCTTTGAACTGTAGTTTTATTATGTTGCCATTCAGCAATTTGTTTTAGATCCGGTAGTTCTAAAATTTGCAATGCGGCATTGTCGCCCCCAGTTCCTAAGCTAGGATCTAATGCCACAACATAATTTTTGTCTTTTTCTGGCATCTTATACCAACGTATTTGACCTTGGCGTTGCACCGGATCTAGACCAGACATTTCAATCAACGTAGTCGGAGCAATCAAAGTCTCGTCCCAGATAATAAATTCACAATCCATTTCTCTTCGGAAGCGGTCTTCGCCCAACTGCGCTCTTTGTTCATTGGCCCATTTTTCATCTCTGTCGGGATGTTCATTCCAAAAACTTCTAAAAGATTTGAATCCGTTTACTCCCAAGTCAGTTTCATTTCCGTATTCGTCCATGCATTTGTTTGCACCTTTCCACAAAAGCGCAAACTGATCTTCGTCTGAGTTTGGGGTGCTTGTGATAATACACTTACCACCTGTTGCCAGCGTAGGGCTAATAGAAGTCCAGAACTCTTTGGCAATGCCAGGCCTGACGAATGCGAACTCGTCGCAATATAGCAATGATATAGAAAGACCACGACCGGTATTTTCAGTTGTTGTACTGCTGACAATACGACTTCCGTTGTCAAAGTCAATACTGCCCTTGTTGTAACTTGTAGCACCAGCACGTATAAAATCCGGAACACTTTCGTAGGCATACCGAATTCGTTGCATTATTTCTTGAGATCCAGTATACTTGTGTGCGGCTATAAGGATTGTTGAATCAGGTACAAACATAGCGTACCAAAGTAAATATCCTGCGGCACTGGTTGACTTACCCGTTTGTCGAGGCATCAAACTGATGCTGAATCGATAATTATGGTAGGTATGTATTAATCGTTTTTGATATTCGAAAGGGTCGTATAACATTCTACCTTTGGTAGGATGTTGTATATAGAAGTAGTTACTTAAAAAATATTCAGGACCCGTGACAGGGTCAGCGCATTTTGCCAGCTCTAGTATTTGCTGTTCAGTAAACGATTCTGTCTGGTGCGCCTTTTTGATCAGTACGCCTTCTAAACTTTTTCCCATAGTAAATATACTTATATGTCTGACACACTGTTACTTAATTCAAATTTTGAACCAATTTCAATTTTACCACTAAGTGTAATTAGCTGGCAACATGCTATTAAATTAATGTTTTTGGATAGAGTTGAAGTAATCGAAGAATACCCAGATTGGATTATTCGAAGCGAGCACCTGGCAATCAATGTGCCTAGCATCTGTGTGACTAAAGAGTATTTCAATTTTAAAAAAGGTGTGAAGTTTAGCAGACAGAATTTGTATTTGCGTGATTTATACCAATGCCAGTATTGCAAAGACACATTTATTCCAAAAGATTTAACCATTGACCACGTGATTCCTCGTGCATCGGGTGGCAAAACCAATTGGGAAAATACTGTAACTGCTTGCAAACCTTGCAACCATAAAAAAGGTACTAAACTTTGGAAGCCTGCTCGCATGCCGTTTAAGCCTGATTATTATAATCTAGTAAACAAATGGAAAAACCAAAGAGTTCATGTTAGAAACGAATCTTGGTATCAGTATTTAGGTATTGATCGACAAAAAACTGCTTAGACTGGCTGTTCGCCTGTCAAGTAAGGCTTGCTGAACCAAAGTTTAAACCATTCATCTGTGCCCGGTTTGATGTTGTGTTTCTTCATCAACTGGGCTTTTTCGTTACCGGTTACACTGATGTTACTGCCTGCATACCCTTTGTACTCTTGCATGTTGGGCCGATTCTTGATGCCAGCTAAAACTTTTAAACTTTCAAGATCGTCCATTACTTTGCTTTTCTTACAATTGGGCCTCTAGGCTTCATGGGACTAGTAACATTAGTGTCCCAGGTTTCACTGCTGCCAGGTGTGGTTAGTTCTACTTGCTCTTTGCCCACCTTTTTCAATGCCGCATGAATGATCGCATCGTCGACAGCGGAGTAAGCAATAGTAGAGGGGATTCCGCCATAACTGCCATATGCATCTGTGGCAGTTCCTTCTTTGTCTGCACCATATCTGGCCATTGCTAGACCAAATCTATACAGCTCGTAGAATTGGTCCATGTTTTTAAACGCTCTGAATCCAGGCATGTTGGCACGAGCAAAATAATGCATACCGCCTTCAACGCCAACTTGTCCTTGATCACCTTGCGCTAGTGCGCCTGGTGCAACGTGAGCATGTAATACTTTATGTCCGGACATTTCGCCGCCGTGTATTACTTGTTCGCCAGGTGCGCGAAGTTCGCCACCTTTTGAATTTGGTTTGTGGGCCGCATCTTCGCGAATAATTTCTTTAATTTTCATTACCAGGCCCTGCATGACCAATAACGTGCCTTCCAACGTGGGCCCGGATTGGCACAATTGTGTCTAGCTCTAAAACTTTTACGGCGGGCAGGACTGGATTTTTTAATACGCATGTTGGGATCACCAAAGTTTACTTTAACTACGTTGCCTTTGGGCCCTTTGACATATACTTTAGATTTTTTAACATCACCTTTCATTTTCTTACCCAATGGCACTTCTCTGCCTTGGTATTTGGCTTCTGTTAATGTTTCCTCAAGCAATGTATAACCGGTAAGATTATCTGTTTCGCAAATGTATCCTTCGTCAGTGATGTCGACTACCACTGCTTCAACTATTTGATCCGTTAATTCAATTTCAAGCACATCCCCAACGCTAGGGGACTGCTCTGATGTTTCTTCTTCGGTTAGATAATCTTTAAACGTTTTCATTTTTTTACCTTAATGCTTTCATAAGCAGACATTAAATCTGCTCCCAATTTGGTAATTGCTTCGTTTTCCTCAAACGTTTTTTTTGTTAAAGGATTTGCCGCACGATTGGCAGTTTCTGGATCTTGCATTTTAGATTTATTCAAATCGTTGCCTTGGTCTAAAATATCGCTAGTGCTGGCCATTTTTTCATCTGGCGCATTAGCGTAAGAACCTTCGGCTTCGTCTACTTCAGCTTCTTCTACTTCAGATTCTTGTGCAGGAGCCTGTTGAGTTGCGGCAGAAAGTTTTCCGGTACCCAATCCAGCCAATTGTAATATTTGCATCAGGGCTTCGGCTTGTTCGCCATCGGCGCTGACTGTGATATTCTTTGTGCCATCACTGCTGATATTTGTGCTAACATTCATGCGGCTTTGAGTACCTTCGTATCCATAACCAGACACTGGAGCCATTCCGCACTCGTCAATTTTAGCATCAGAATTTTGTACGCTTTCTAATACATGCTCTTTACCATCACTGGTTTTAAATTTTGTACCTGGTTTAGCACCTTGCGCTTTTAATGTAACGACTTTTTCTGAAAAGTCGTTACCTTCATCAACATCAGCTTCATTGGCTTTTTGTTTAGCACCTGCAATTTTATCTGCATAGGTAATTTTATCCTTTGGAGGCGCCAAGGCTGCAAACTTTTTTGTATCAGTTGATTCTCTAGTTAGGCCAGCCAATTGAGCCAACGTATCTAAATCATCCGTCAATGGTGTCATTGGGCCATAATGTTGCTCCATTGAAACATCATCTGTTACTGCTATATCTAGCATTGGATTAAATGATTCCGTTTCTTCTTGTTTAAGATGCTTGTGGATCATTAATAAATCTTTTAACTTTTCGCTAAGTACACCTGACTCTTTAAACGACATGATATCGTTGTTAATTTGAGACATGCACTCATCTAGGTCAGTATGTGTGTCTTGTAACAACTTAGAGTAATTAACTCCTTCGGCTACACTTTCGTTCTTTTTCTGTTTCCATGCTGTAGCATATAATGCTTGCTGCCAACGATCTCCGTAACGCTTTTTAAAATCAGGTTTTCGATCATTGATCCATTTTTCCATGCCAGGTGGTGTTACTTCATTAACGTTATCTTGAAGTTTATGCACTGAGCCCTTTTTACCTTTGGGAACTGCACCAGTTGTTCGGCCAAAGATATCTCCCTTTGGAGCAGACATGTCACCAGTGGCGTCTTTCTTAGGACGACCACGGCCTCGTTTTTCTGCATCAGTAGGAGCAACTTTCTTTGCTGTTCCTTTGGCAGGACGGCCGCGCTTCTTTGGTGTGTCGGGGCTTACC